TGAGGAGCCGAAATCCCGAAACCTCTGCTCTGACCCGTCCACGAACCGAATCACGTGCGTCGAGAATCTGGTGCCTTTATCGGCCGGATACTGAAACACGGCACCGGTCTTTAAAATTGGAAAATCACTCATGATAAATCCGCGATGACGTCATTCAGTGAGTTGGAGTGCAGGATCGCCTCGCGAACAGCCGCTGCTATATCCGCGCTGTGATCTAGAAAGGACCGGCTGTCCATTGCGTTCACCTGGATCTGTACATTCGTTGCTGGCGCCGGTGCGGACACCCTGGGCACCCCGTTCTGTCCATAATTGATGTTCGCTACCTGTCCCCTGTTGGACGATGAGTACCCCCCTTCATACTGAATAGCGGGAGGCAACGTGAACGGCGCAAGAGGTTGTACCGCTTGAGCGCTTCGACCACCGAAAAGACTGAACAGGCCTTTCAGAATGGGTGAGAGTCCTAGGGTGCTTCCGAAAATTCCGGCAAGCAGACTGCCTGCCGTCGATGAACTGGAACTTCCCAGCGTCTTCGTCACAGTGTTCTGAATCAGAGCCCGAGTGTTCTCATTGGTGGTATCTGCGGAGACCTGTTGCGCCAGCCTGAGATCGCTAAGATATTTGCTAAGCGTGGCCACTTGCTCTGCAACAGCTGCTCCCGCACTTGCCCCGCCCGTGGCGAATTGAACCTGAGCACTGGAATTGGCGCGGGCATTGGTTCCGGTCAGTGCTCCTGCCACACTGAATTGTTCAATTTTCGGATGTCGTATCCCCGTCGTATGTGCGAGCAGGTTCTTAAGATGTTTCGCTGGCATTGTCTCGCTCCGTGCTTAATTGGTCCTCTAAAATGAAAATCGCTTCAGCCACCCTTGCGGGGATATGGTCGTAACTTGATACGCCGAGCAGTTTCCAGCCATAGAACTCTTCGATCAATGTCCGGCTCTCAGCCGTAACATACGAAACCGGACAACTCGTGGTAGATACTCGGGCCCTCGCCCAGATCAAACGCGGCGGGGTTAACGCGGTCTGCGGCACCCAGCCGCACCTCCGCTTCGTTTCCAAGCCGTTCTTCCTACAGGTGTCGCACTTCCAAGCGGCTCGGTTCGCAAATTGAAAGTGGAAGGCGACGATTAGTTTTTTCTTTCTTCCTCGCTAAGTCCGCATTGGCTCTTGATCGCTTCAACGATCTCTCTTGTAAGAACCTCGGGCCCTGTCGACAGCACAAGGTCTGCAGTTGCCGGCTCCCCGTCAATCAGCAATCCTTCTACACTCACCAATCCCCATTCGAGATAGATTTTGTCGATCTCATGAGATAGCAGATTAGCTTCTACCTTCTCGTGAAAGTGATCTCCCGCTTCCAGGAACTCCAGCTTTTGACCAATGTCGCGAACGCGCCGGCATAATTCCATTCGGCGGCCGAATGAGATTCGGCTGATGGTGAATGTTACGCCCGGAATCGCCTTCGAGTGAACCATTACTGTGCTTTCGTAATTGGATTGCGGCGCTCGGGCACCCGTTCTCTCGCGATCATCCAAATGCAACAAAGATTTCATCATCCAGAGCTCCTTGCGCGCGGCAATTCTGAAATTGCCATTGTTGTCGCCTGTCGGTATCGTCAAACTCGGGTACCTCCAGGACTACACTCTTCATATAAATGCCGAATAACTGACCTTGTCGCTGTCCGAGTTGCAGCATAATGCTCACTGGAGATCGCTGCCGTGCGGCTTGGTAAAGCTTCTGAGTCGCGGCATCATCTTGTTGATAGACGTTGAAGTTCAGCAATACATCCCGAATGCCAGGCGTAATTGCCATCGCCAAAGGGCATCCGAATTCGTGCGTGCGCAAATCTACGTCGTTGCTGAAGCTTAATTCGGCTTTGGTCAGTGTGCAAAAGTTGTCCGGATCATTTCCAAGCCAAACCTGCCCTAGGTGGCCGGGGATGATGGAGTAGTTGAGAGGTTCTACGTCTGGTTCTACCGGGAAGGCGGTTAGACTCGCCTGTCCAGCCTCGAAACTGACAGTATCAAGTAGGTCGGCGGCACCGCCCGAGAACTCGAATTCGTGGAAATCGCCGTTCACTTTGATCTTAAGATCGTTGATGGCAGCGCCGGTAATTAGACGTTGCACCGCTCCGGCTGGATCCCACCGATCATAGATCGTAACGCTTTTTAAGTCGGAGGCCGGCTTGTACGTCGCAGTAGGCCCACTAACCGTAGCATCCTGTGCGGGCACTGCAAGCGGTGCATTGACCTGTACCGTTCTGTCATCCACAACCGCCATCACAAAACGAATTTCGTCACCGACACTGATGGCCTGTCCCGGAGACAATCCATGTGTGCCCGCGAACGTGACTCGGGACGGGTCCCCGGAAGAACTTACTGCCCCGCCTTGCGACAGCATCGCGGCCGAACCGAGACAAGCCTGAAAAAGCGCGCCATAAACCGGCTCCTGGCTTTGATTGATCCAGTTCGCCATGTATGTATTTAAAGAAAATGTTGTCGTGGTCCGGAGCGGGGTTGGATCCCCCAGGAACGTCCTTGTACCAGTCTTGTCTTTGCGCTGAACCTTCTCGGGACGATGCTTCGTGTCCAGTTTAACGGCTGGAATTCGGTTCTGTGCCGAGACAATCGCCGCATGACCGTACACGTCCTCGAGCGCCACATAGAATCGATTATTGTTTGATGAAATATAAGCCATTAATAAATGCAGGTTCCTGCCTGCCCCCTAACTGACGTTAATCTCTACCGCGAAACTAATCTTCGCGATCTGAATAAAGTTGCGGCCACCGTGCTTCGCAGCTCCGTAAATCACTTCATACGTGCCGCCGAAAAAGACGCCGTCGCCCCAGTCGCCACGATTCTGATCCAGGACCTGAATGACGGCGTCGACGTACATTTGAACTCTGGTATTCAGATCGTCCAAACGATCTTGCGAAACTCTAACCTCGACAATCATTTGTGCTTCGCCCGAGAAGGTACGGAATTTCTCGCGCAGCCCATTGATCAGCTTGCTGCAATATAGATACAACACCGGGTATTTGCTCCCGGAGCTATGCTCCGTCAGATCGGGCGATGCATTCTGAGCAATTACCTGCCTGTTATGAAAAGGCGGTAAACTCACGTCTTCTAAATCGTCGATCACGGACAAAGTGGCACGTACTCCCGAGTCCCCCGCCAGAATGGATCGAAGCTTCTCAGTGGCAACCGTGGCTACAAATACCATCTCAACCTCGAAGCAGCACTCGATCGTTGACAATGAAGCGATCTGCTGTCTGACCGTCGCCAGGCTTGTGGCCCGACCTCAATCCTGACGGCGGCGCCACCCACGAAGTCCCAATTGGAACAGGCGCGTCGTTCTGCAAAGTGGGTTCATCCGGAGTGTAGCCGGCATAAATGTTCCAGCGTATGACATTTTTCGGCGCTGCCATCGCCGTCACGACCAGTTGAGTTCCGTTGCTGGTCGAAAACGATGACAGTTCGCTGGGCAGACTCTCTTGCCCCTTTTGGTTAATCCAGGAAGCCTGCACATAGAACGTTGTCGCCGTACCCACACCCGATATAAACTCCAATTTCGGGGGTGAAGCCCGCGCAACGGGATCGATTACGATTCCCACGCCTGCTTCGAGATACGTCAATTTCGCGTCTTGCACCAACGATTCGTAGTGCTTCAGCTTGGTAGCGTATCGGTCGTTCAATTGGTTGCCGTAAGCGTCGGCATAAGCTAATTCCAGCGTCTTCAGTGCTAGCCAGCGTTTCAATTCTGGGGTAACGGTCAAGTCCGACACGCCCGTGCGACGACGATAGCTTTCGACACCCGGCACTTCGTGTAACCCTTGCGAGGCTCGGGCAGCTTGCTGCAGGAGAAAATGAAAAACCTGCATACTGATTTCATCCTGCGCTAAGGCCATTTTCCCGGTTAGGTCAATGTTTTCCGAGCTGGCTAGATCGAGAATGTTGTTTTCGTAATTGCGCAGGTCCTGCATGCTGTTAACTTGACCGTCTATTAGTAAACCCATGGGGATCAATCGTTCCTTAACTCGTTTCCGGACCGAACTGCTTGAGATACTCTGTCGTTTCGCTCTTGGTCGCCAGCCGGCACCGGCCTTCGACGATCATTCGTGCTGCATTTTCCCGACTAACTTCGGTCCGTACGCCGGGCTTTCCGCCGTCTGCCGTTTCCAGACTGACCACCACCACATGGTCGGTTGCGATTTCTTGTTCTAAGTTCCGCAGTTTTTGATAAAAGACCCTAAGATCCATAAACTCCTCCTTACATTGCATAGGCGCACTGATCCTACGCGCTTCGTTCGTGACTAATCGAGAGTGGAGCCGGCACTGGTAGCAACCGGCCCCAATGTAGTACTAAGGCTAACCGTTCACCTGGACGGCGAAGTTGTTCCGGAGCACCGCCGCCCCATACAGTACGTCGACCGTGAACTGCTGCGCCAGCGTACTTGGCTGGTAGCTCATTACTACTCGGATTCCGAAGTTTCCCATCTCTGCGTACTCCGCAATAGCGCCTGTCCCCATCAAAGGTTGCGGAAGCCGGCGAACAACCAGCCCGATCGCATCCTTCGCGAACGCCAGGTTATGCGTTGTTACGGGACCACTGCCGGTCTTCGAAATCAGTTGCGACCGGAAAATATAGAAGTCCTTCATCTTCCCGACCGATCCGTCAATCAATGCCCGCAAACCGGCTTCGCCCGCCGTGTAGAACTCACTGAAGCGCGGTATCTGACGAAGCGCCGAGTAGCCAGCCGAATCGACTACCAGGTATTTCGGCGCCCTTGCCGGAACCTTCGCCTGGAACAAGGCGGTTTCGGCTGCATCAATCGTTTCCTCGGTCAGTGCCGTACCCGAGAATCCAACTGGGCCATTCGCTGTGAACTGGGAATACAAATTCAGCAGATCGCCTTCGATTTTCTCGGCCAATGCCACCACGGCGGGTTGCATGTACAGCCGGAGAAGGTCCGGCACAGCCAGGACTTTGGTCACGTCTGGAATCTGAAAGGTTGCCTCCGCGTGGGTGTTCAGAACGATCTGTGCGTTCCCCAAACTGGGGGTCTGCGTTTGAACCGTTCCGCCCTCCGCGATGTTGTTGGCTACCAGGGTCGCCGGAATCGGTACATTGACCGTGTCGCCCGCTTGGGCCAACGTCGGTTCATAGTCCCGATTTACCAGATTACCCATCACCAGATTGCTCATAAGAGCTGGTAAAGCATCTACTGCTACTAACTTCACAATCGCATTCGCGATGTTTGCCGATGTAATTGCTGGCATCTATGTTTTCCTCTCTGTCGTCTTTCTCATCACAAGCCCAAAGCGACGCAAATTTGGCGCCACTCAAGGTCTCTCCTACAGCCCTCGCATGGTTTGGTTCGCCAGTCGCGAGATCTCTTGGCGGACCCGGTCTAAGTCCTCGGGGCTCATGCCGGGCCGAATCTTATCCAGATCGATTCCGCCGCCACTCGGCGTGGTCTTTTGCGCCGAAGCCATACCCGAACCTCCGGCTATTCTCGCCGGAAGTAACTCGGGATTATCACTAACGAATTGCGAAAGATAATCCTTGAGAGGCACCGTCCCATGGTCGCCTTTGGCTATCAACCGGCCATCCTCTGCCCGCTGAATGTCATCCCGAACGTATCGGTACGCCAGATCGACCTTCGCCACGCCCAACTTCTGCAGTTCCGCCCGAATTGTCGAACTGCGGTCCGCTTCATCCGCCAATTGCCGGCTACGATTGTTTTCTTGGACCAGTTCGTTCACACGCTGCTCAAGTTGTTCGCGGCGCTTCCGCTCATCGATCAACTCCGCTTTGTAAGCCGGCTCGGCCTTCACCTGTTCGCTGCGGACAAACTCTTCTACTGCCCCGCGAATGATCGAACGGATATCAAGAGCTTCTTTGTTCTGTTCTTCCATATACCTCCCGAAATGCTCACAATGCTGAACTGGACCGATCTGTCAAATCCCTGAGTCGATTTCACTTGCGATCTGATCCTTAACCTCCTGGCGGACATCGCACAGGTATTTGAGCGCAAGCTTCTTGAAGACTTGTGTCTTCAAGGTCGGCGAATTCATCCCGAGATTTAGCAGTCGTTCTGCATCGTCCAGTTCCGTTCCAAAATCTCCAATATCGAACTCATCCAGGCCGGAGACACCGATTGTCAGGCCGTCTTCACGAGCGCCCTCAACTGCCCTCAAGACCCGCTTCAAGACGTCTTTTACCGAGTCGCCGTATGTTCGAAGCACTTCCTGAGTGACTGCGAAGTCGCGCTGTTTACTTACTCCCGAGTGTCTTGTACTACCCGATAGCTCACCGCCCATTTGCGTCAGGTAACACACGCGGTAGATCTCTTCCTGAAGCCGCGTCAGGTTATCCGTCGCGATTTGAAACACCTTGCCTTCCGGTTCTGTCCATCCGAACCGGTCGTTGGGACCAAGCTGGATGTAATAGGACTCACCCACGATCTGGTTCCAATCGCGCTCGGAGTAAACTACGGGCATCGCGAAGAGCCCCATTGTTAGAGCCCAGCCAAGCGCGTTCGACTTATTAAAATGCTCCAGCTGAAGCAGCCCCGCGCGATTCATAAGCCACAGACCCTCGGGAACGCGCATATCGAATAGCGGTACCCTGGACTGCTTAGCTAAGGCATGGTGACCCGAAGCGATCAGTTCGACCTCGCCCTTCTTACCGGCGCGTTCGGTCTGTTCATAGATCCTGTAAGTGTGTTTGTCGTAGTAGGCCCAATGAATCTCTTTCGACCATTCCGGATCCTCAATGCTTTGCTTCCGCAACCTTTCCGTTCTCAGCACAACCCATTCATAGTGGCCTTGTGGGTCATGGCTCCAGTTGATTAATTCCTCCCTCGAATAGCCCACCAGGTAAGCGCGGGAGTTACCGCTTTCGTCTTCTTGGGCGCGGTTAACCGCCGGCTTCCAGCGTGGAAAATCCACCAGGATGTGACTTGCCCCGCACACCAGCGCGCTTATAGTCTGCTCACGAAAAAAATCGGTTAAGTTGGTACCCTTCAGGTCGCAATCATCGGTGAATTCACTAAAGAAGCACTTCCCTCGTTCGTTCACCCCTTCGAAAGTAAGAATAGGCTCACGCCGGAACAGGGTGGCTGAATACCAATCGATAATTGAGCCGATATAGTTTTCGTAAAAGACTCTGATTAACCTCTCACCGTAAACGCTGATAGGCTCCTTTTGACGTTGAATGAGATAACTGTCGGCCCGACCCTTGAACTGCTCCCCCCCAACATACATATCCTTGTACTGCTTCCAGATTGGCCGCTGAGCGGCGTACTCCGGATGTTCTCGATTAATGTCCAACACACCTTGGCCCCTTTGTAATTACTCTCATGAACCGCTTCGCGGTTATCAAAATAGCGGTCTTGACTGTTCGCCAAAGCTCCCGCGCGCACGGCATTCTTGCCACAGCAAATACCCGAGTGCGTCCGATAAGTGCGTTCTCTTCGGATCCCGATCCTTATCGATAATCCGGCTGTCCGGCTTATACGTTACTTCTTCGAAATCCTGAATCAACCCCTTACATCGTGGGTCGATCTGGAGCTTTACGTCCCCGCTAGCTGAAAGGAGCATTCCGTTCGTTAGATCAACACGTAACCTTACGTGCGGGTTGCCCGGCGGAACGCGGAACTGGATGTTCTGGTATCCAGCGGCCCTGAAGTACTCCCGGATTATCTTGTAATCCGTTGTCCCGGCCGTTTGTAAACGGGCGCCGGAAGCGTCCCCGTATATGATGATCCCGGCCTGGTGGTTTGGAAACCGCCCTTGGAACTCCTCACAGGCTTCTTCAGTGCTAGCTCGGCTGAGGACGATTTCATCCAGCACGTGTACCTGCTCTCCAAGCTTCTGGACCACCAGCGAACTCATCGGATCTACGTTGAAGTCCAGTGCCCAACATATCGGCATGGAACGATTCAATTTCTGCTCATGAACATTTCTGTCTCTTTGGAACGATCCGTAAACTGCGCCCGCGTTCAAATTCATGTACTGACCCAACGCTTCCTGTTCGAACAACACTGGATCGTAACTACTCTTCAGGCGCTCATAAAAATCTGGCACGCGATCCAGCAAATGCCGATTTTCATACGGCTTCGCGAGTATGGTCTCGTACCCGTCCACTCGGTTTCGTATGAACCGTTTGTATACCCAGTCAAAACCTTTGGGCGTCCACACCGCGAACCCGCAGAGCCTTTTTGCGAGAGGATCGCGAAGGCGTCCCTCCAAACGCAGCCAAGCTTGTTCATGGCCGTAAGTAAGCTCATCGACGCCAAACCATGCGAGGTTTGTGCCTCGTAGGTATTCAAAGTTTTCAATGCTTCGAAACAGGATCCGTGATCCCGTCTCCTTCATCATCAGAACTGAGTCAGACTTATTGAAATCGTAAGGAATACGATTGCTGGCGAGTATCTCAGTAAAGCTGGCCAGCGTCGCATCTCGTAACATCGGATAAGTCGGTGCGCCGATCAGCCCGGATCGTCCGGCGTTTACATAACTCAGCCGGATGGCTTCATGACAGAGGGCCTGACTCTTTCCTGAGCCAACCGGCCCCGAGAACCCTTTGAATCTCGCACTAGAATTATGAAAGCTCTTTTGTGATGGCAACGGGCTGTAGATTATCCGTCGGTGTCGTACGTCTCCAATGGTTCTGACCAC